GTGCTCTCGGTGTTAACGAAAGCAAGAAGAAAAGAGCAATAAGAATACTTTTGGGGAACAGACGATGAAATTATTACTTGAAAGTTTCAGACAATATTTAGAGGAACTAGACTTTGATTTCTCAACCTTCGAGTTGAAGAAAGAACTTAATCCAAAAGTTTGGAAAGGCGAAAAACTCCGTCCAGAAGTAGCAAAGAAACTAAAAGAAATCGTTGATGATTTTTGGAGTGATTTAGATTTAAAAGATGTCGGGATTGTTGATATAATCATCACTGGTTCTGCAGCCAACTATAATTGGTCAGAAAAGTCTGATATTGATTTACACATTCTTGTCAATTTCAACGATATTAATGCTCCTATGGACTTAGTAAAAGATTATTTTAGAAGTGTTCGAGCGAACTGGAACAAAGTTCATAATGTTAAGATTGGGACACACGAAGTGGAACTATATGTTCAGGACACCGGGGAACCGCACATGTCGACCGGTGTCTATTCCCTATTATATAACAAGTGGGAAACAAAGCCAACTTACAGAGAGGTTACAATTGATGAACCTCTGGTTGGTAAAAAAGCACAAGCATTTATGGACTTGATAGAAGATGTCGAGGACGTATTTGCCGCCGGAAGGTATGAAGATGCCCACAATGAGGCGATTCGTTTACGAGATAGAATCAGGGACTTTCGTAAGTGCGGACTGGAACAAGGAGGTGAGTTTTCTCCAGAAAACCTTGCATTTAAAGTCTTGAGAAGAAATGGGTATTTGGGAAGACTGTCAGACGTAAGAACAAACGCCTATGATCGTATGATGTCGCTAAATGGTGGGCAACCCTCCGGTATTAAGATAAAGATTGGTGACACCACACTTCAAGAAAAGTGGTCAGAAAAAGAGCGATCTAAAAGAAAAAACAAATGCGCTAATCCAAAAGGTTTTACAATGAAGCAATTCTGCAAAAACCAAAAAACTAGATCTAAAAAAGGTGAGAGAACCAATGAAAAGAAAAACCCGAGAATACCTCGCAAAAAAGGACAACCCGCCAAGTCTAAAAAACACAGTGATCTTTACACCGATGAAGATCCAAAAGGGACAATTCACGGATTGAAGTTTGCAACCGCAAAGGATGCAGAAGCAAGTGTTAATAAGATTAAAAGGTCAGGCCGTTCACACGCTCACAAAATTCAAGCAGCCGTTGCAATGGAACAAAGAGCCAAAGCAGCCGGAAAGAAGTCCGCTGCTGGCGTTTACAGAAAATATATCAACTCTGTTAAAAAGACCAACAAGAAGTGAAACTACTATTTGAAAACTGGAAAAGATTTTTAAATGAGCGGGTTTTTTACGTTGATGTTGCCACATTAATCCCAACAGAAGAATTGGGTCACGGTAAAGAGCACGAATGTCCCTCAAGAGAGTGCGAAGAGGTAATTCAAAAAAAAATGAAACAAATTGACTCTGGTAATTTTCCCCCTATAGAAGTTTGTAATCAAAAGCCTGTTGTGACCTACAAACTAAAAGGGCAAGAGGATTACACCCCAACAGAAAAAAGTGGAACTAGTGAATCGTTTTTTTATGTGCTAGATGGACACCATAGATTGGAAGCAGCAAAGCGCTTAGGGATAAAAAAGATTCCGGTTTATAGGAAGCAGAAGTGAAATTACTATTTGAAAACTGGCGAAAGTACTTGAAAGAAGAAACAAGCATCGCATCGGTCTGGGTTGATTGGGTCAAGGCTTTACCAGTAGATGTGAAGAGACCAGTAGGAAGGTGGATAAAGAAACAGGCCACCGAAGGGGTACCTTGTTGTTGGTGCGGGCTAACCGAAAATAGAATAATTTCAGTTGAACACATCATACCACAATCAGCCGCTGGCAACAATGGCAAAGCGCGAAGGATGCTGAAGGGAGATCTTTGGAACTTGGCGTGGGCTTGTAATATATGTAATAAAGAAAGAGCCAGCGATATTGGTTCTGTTTCTTATGAGTGGATGAGCGAAAATAGAAAACAAAATCCAGATGGGTGGCTATATAAAGAGTTTTTGAATAGTCCAGAGGTTCCAACAAGAGAAGAACTCGTGGATTATTTTAGGGGACAGAAATGAAATTAATATTTGAAAACTGGCGAAAGTTTCTTGACGAGGGCGGAAATGTTTTTGATGGAAAGGCTGCCAGCATTCCTCTGGAATATATAAAACCAACTCTTGATAAATATCGTGAAGAGTTAAATAAATTATTCCCTCTTAAAAAAGATGTCTTTGCAGAATTTCGTTATTTAGGTTCTGTCGGTAAAAAGTCAATATCTGGCGACATCGATTTGGCAATGGATGCAACAAGTTTTTTTAAAGATGGTGTGGTAACTCCCGAAGGATTAAAAGAATGGAACATTGATCCTGATGCTTGGCAAAGCACCTTTGACTTATTCAAGCGAAGAGCGAGAACCAGAACTGACGCTGAGATTGGCTGGCGTGCTTTCTTAACAGAGCTTGCCAAGTATTTCAACAACGAGTCAGATATGATCATTTCTAATATAAAGAAGATTGGACCTGGCACGATGTTCTCGTTATTCCCTCAGTTCAATGAAGAAGGAGAACAACAAGATATTGGTATCCAGATTGATTGGATGGTTGGCAATGCAGACTGGCTAGAGTTTGCTTATCATTCAGATCCCCCATCAGCAGATGATCAATTTCTAAAAGGTCTGCACAGAACACAACTTATGTTGGCAATGTTCTTAATTAAAGATTATACTTACGAGCACATCTCTGGAATTAGAAAAAGAGGAACTAGAGAGTTGGTTGCCAGTTCGCCAGATGAGACTTTGAAGTTGCTTGGCAGTTTATATGGTGCTGAGTTGACTAGAAAGACAACCAACAATTACCCTGCGCTTCACAGATGGTTAAGAACTAATACTTCACCAGAGGAATATGAAAATGTTATTGGTGCTTATTTAAAGATACTTGATTATACTAAGAGCGTTAAGATTGGTGAAGACCATTGTGGGTATATCCCGAAAGACTTAGAAGATGCTTGGATTCAAAAGCAAGAAGAGTATGGGTTGAAAGGTAAATATATTTGTAAGGATATAAATCAAAAGATATGGAATCATTTAAATAAAGCCGAGGTTTGAAATGATGAAACAATACGACGACCCACATTATATTGTTAAACTTGAAAAGGCCATCGCGGAGAAATATGGCCACGAAGCAATCCAGAACCCAAAGAAAGGTTGGGACGAAGAAAAAGAAAAAGAATACATTGAACAACAAAAAAGATATTATGAGAGACTCCAATCATTGGAGGAGAAATCTGAGAAAGTAGAAGTGGATGGAATTTTCATTCCAAAGAAACTACTTAGTAAGAAGAGCAATAGAACGTGTCCAACTTGTAAGGCATATTCGTTCAAAATACAGGACGACATATATATGAATAAGTATGGGTGCTGTTTTAAATGTTATTATCAATATGTAGATGGGCGTGAAGAACGCTGGAAATCTGGCTGGAGACCAAAAGGAGAATAAAATGGCAACAACATTAGAGATTATTAGAGGCATTTCTCAAGCGCTGGCATACTCGTATGATGGTGGGCATAAAGAAAGCTACACCGATGACGGGGAGGCTCACAGCTTTGGGCTAAAAAGAGAGCAGGGCGATCCAATTCTCGATAGGCGTGTTATGGATGGTTTCAAAGTTAAGCTGCACGGCGATGAGTTACACATCCTTTATCACTCTGAGGTTCAATTAAAAGAGGTTCACGATAGCAATTTTGAATCTGAATTGGAATCGATGATAAATGAAATCTCCAGCTTTATTAAAAAAGAGTACAAGAAGGTTACTGGCGATACTTTAACCCTTACTGCACAAGGTGAAGTTAATGCTATCGTTCAAAATACCTCAAGGGTACGAACCTGGGTTCAAGCAAACAGGGTTTATAAGATTGGCGGCATTGGAGATGTAACGCCAGTTGCAGAGGCCAGCGAGGAGCGCCTCACCGACTCTGTTAGGAACTGGCTATCTTTGGGTAAGAATGACGTCGCTCGATGAAATCGGAAAATGAATGAGCTATCAATTATCCAAAAAGGAACTGATCAAGGAGATCGTTAAATCTGGCAAAGACCCTTATTACTTTATTAATAACTACGCTAAAATCTCCCACCCCATCCACGGCCTAGTTCCTTTCAAAACATACGAATTTCAACAAGAATTGCTGGAAGACTTCAACGATTACCGCTTCAACATTGTATTGAAGGCTCGGCAAATGGGTATCTCTACTATTACTGCTGCCTATGTGTCTTGGTTGATGCTTTTTCATCGTGACAAGAATATTCTTGTTATGGCAACAAAGTTTCAGACAGCATCAAATTTAGTAAAAAAAGTCAAGGCAATCATTAAAACTTTGCCAGAATGGGTTAGAATAGCTAGTATCTCTGTTGATAACAGAAGTTCATTTGAATTGACAAACGGATCACAAATTAAAGCCGCTTCGACTTCTGGTGATGCCGGTCGTTCAGAAGCGTTGTCGTTGTTGGTTATTGATGAGGCCGCTCACGTTGAGGGTCTTGATGAATTGTGGACTGGTCTTTATCCTACAATTTCAACTGGTGGTCGCTGCATTGTTGTATCAACACCCAATGGTGTTGGTAACTGGTTTCATCAAACTTATATTGATGCAGAATTGCAAGCAAACGATTTTCATCACGTTAGGTTGATGTGGGATCTACACCCTGACCGAGATCAGGAATGGTTTGAGAAAGAAACAAAGAATATGTCCAGACGACAGATTGCACAAGAGTTTGAGTGCAACTTTAATATGTCTGGTGAGACAGTAATTCATCCTAATGATATCGCTAAGATAGAAAACAATATAAAAGAGCCAGAATATAGAACTGGTTTTGATCGTGGTCTTTGGATGTGGCAACAGTACGACCCTTCTTGTTCTTATTTAATATCTGCTGACGTTGCCCGAGGGGATGGAAAAGATTATTCTGTTTTTCACGTTATAAACCTCAACACAATGGAGATTGTTGCTGAGTACCAAGGTAAGATGACTCCTGACCACTATGCTCCTTTTTTGATGGATATTGGCAAACAATACGGTGACTGTATGCTTGTTGTGGAAAACAATAACATTGGGTATACGGTTATTGAGAAAATAAAAGAACTAGGTTATGCTAATGTGTATCATTCTATTAAGTCTACACACGAATATGTGGAGCAATATGTAGCCGAGGGAAGGACGGATTGTGTGCCAGGTTTCACAACTTCCAGTAAAACAAGGCCAATGATTTTGGCTAAATTAGAGGAATTCATCAGAAACAACATAATTAGTATATATTCTTCTCGCCTTCTCAATGAAATCAAGACGTTTGTTTGGAACAATAATAAGCCAGAGGCAATGCGAGGATATAATGACGATCTAGTGATGGCTCTAGCTATTGCTTGTTGGGTGAGGGATACTGCATTATCAGCAAACAAAAAAGATATAGAATATACAAAAGCATTAATGAATTCTTTTGCAAAAAGTTCAATAGTTATGAATACTACGATACCTGGTATGACGGGACATAAGGCGATTAATAAATCAAAACAAATCAAACAGAGACAAGAACACGCTTGGCTATTTAAAGGTTAAAAAATATGGCACCAAAAATAAATAAAAAGAACCCTAAGAATCCAAATTCAGACTTATTTAAAAGGCTGACTAGAATCTTTTCTGGTCCAATTATTGATTATCGAGCACAAACAATACGAAAGTATCGCCGCACACAGCTTGATAAATTTGCCAAAACTTTTAAATCTTTAAGCGGTCAGCAGTATAAAAAAGCTTCATATAGTCCATTTCAAAACCTATCATCAAATATTATTGGTTCTCAAAATCGCGTTGAAAGATATGCCGATTTTGATCAAATGGAATATACACCCGAGATTGCCTCTGCTTTAGATATCTACGCAGATGAGATGACAACCTCATCTGATTTGCAGCCGCTCATATCTATTGATTGCCCAAACGAAGAAATAAAAACTGTCCTCCATTCTTTGTTCAACAATATTATGAATATAAATTTCAACCTTTTTGGTTGGTGTCGAACAATGTGTAAATATGGAGATATGTTTCTGTATATTGATATTGATGAGGAGTTGGGGGTAAAAAATGTCATAGGTTTGCCTTTTAATGAAATAGAGAGAGTGGAAGGAGAAGATCAAACAAACCCCAACTACGTTCAGTATCAATGGAATCAAGGCGGGATGACGTTTGAAAACTGGCAAATTGCACACTTTAGAATTCTTGGAAACGATAAGTTCGCTCCTTATGGCACGTCTGTCCTAGAGCCTGCCCGTCGTATTTGGCGTCAGTTAACTCTTTTAGAAGATGCCGTTATGGCCTATCGTATTGTTCGTTCTCCTGAGCGTCGTGTGTTTTATATTGATACTGGCAATGTTCCGCCGCAAGATGTGGAACAATATATGCAGAAAGTTATGACGCAAATGAAGAGGAACCAAGTGGTTGATCAAGATACTGGTCGTGTTGACTTGAGATACAACCCACTTTCTGTTGAGGAGGATTATTTCATTCCTGTTCGTGGTGGTAACTCATCTCGGATTGAAACTTTAGCTGGTGGATCATACACAGGCGATATCGATGATATCAAATATATGAGAGACAAGCTTTTTTCTGCTCTCAAGATTCCACAATCTTATCTCTCTCGTGGAGAAGGAGCAGAAGAGGACAAAACAACTCTTGCTCAAAAGGATATTCGTTTCGCGAGAACAATTCAAAGATTGCAGAGAGTTGTTATTTCTGAACTTGAGAAAATTGGAATTGTACATCTTTATTCTCTTGGATATAGAAATAGAGACTTAATTTCTTTCAAGCTTAAGTTGAACAATCCTTCAAAAATAGCAGAACTTCAAGAACTGGAGCATTGGAAAACAAAATTTGATATCGCCGCGTCAGCTACGGAGGGATACTTTAGCCGCCGCTGGATTGCAAAGAATATTTTTGATTTATCAGAAGAGGAATTTGTACGCAACCAAAGAGAGATCTTTTCAGACCGCAAGTTCCTAACGGCTCTTGATGCCGTCGCTGAAGCAGAAATGGCTGGAGGTGACGCTCTTGGCCTTGACACACCAGGCTTAACAGGTGGCGAAGCCGGGGATATACCAACGGACTTGCCGGGAGATGAGGGAGCGCCCCCTGATACCCCAGCTGAGACACCTCCCGATGCCCCAGCCGAGACACCAGATCTATTGGCAACACCACCAGGTAAAAGAGATGATGGCTATGTAACCCCAGGCGCAAAAGGCAAAATATATTATCCTGTTAAGTCCAATAAGCACGGCGCTGGTCGAAGAACAGTAAATATGAGAAGAACCCATACTCCCGAATTTGCTACGAATAGAAAACTTTTTCCAGGATATGATCCTCTTAAAAGTTTAGCTAATGGAATTACAGAGGAAAAGCAAACTAATTATAAGGACGAAGAGGATTTATTGTTGGAAATAAACAATGAAGTGAGGGGATTAATATCTGAATTGGAGAATAAGAATAATGAAACTGAGGCATAATAAAAAAAGAAATACGGCGTTTTTATATGAAACGTTGGTTAAAGAATTAACTAAAAACGTTGTCAACGATAATGACAGTAAGAAAAAACATATCCTTTCAATTTTAAAAGAACATTTTAAAAAAGACTCACTTCTCGGAAAAGAATTGCAACTTTATAAAGATGTCTTAGAAAGCAGGGGCTTGGACTACGATACTGCTGAAAGGATTCTTTATGAAGCTAAGACTGTCTATGCAAGAGGTTTCAAGAATCAACAAGTATATGATGAGCAGAGCGAGGTAATATCTAAGGTCAATAAAGAATTAACCAAGAGTGTCTTTTCCAACTTTGTGCCAAACTATAAAGATTTAGCAACATTGTCACAAATTTTTAATGATGAATTGACTGTTAAGAAAAGGGTTATGTTGGAAAGGCAAATTATTAAAGATATGACTTCTAAGGAAGAGGTTGTAAAAGAAAAAATGAAGCCAATCGATAAATTAACTTTTAACACTTTTATAAGCAAATTCAATGATACTTACAGCGATCTTATAAAAGAGCAGAGAGATTTGTTGACACAATACATTTATTCATTTGCTGACAACGGTGTTGGCTTGAAGGTATACCTAAATGAGGAAATAGGAAGACTCAAGGAGAAACTAGAACAATCTCTAACTATGGAAGAAATCAGTGCGGATCTTTCAATGGTTGAGTCCACCAAGAAGGTGCTTTCTTTAATCGATGGATATAAGAAAGAAAATATTAATGAGGAAGTTCTTGAAAGAATTCTAAGGATTCAAAAACTCGTTGAGGAGATAGAATCAGATGGCTGATATCCAAATTATAATTGGTGATCAAGAAGAGCCCGATGAATATGTTTTTAGTTTAAATGCTAGAAAAACTTTGAGTGGTGATATTGTTGTTAGAGACCATCCAGACATTGATATTGTTTTGATGGTGGAAAAAAAGAAAATCTTAGCTTTTCCAAAGGAAGACCTTACTAACGAAGTATACCAAACTCAGGATAAACTATTCAATTTTCTAATTAAAAAAGGAATAGTATCTCACGAAAGTGTTCAAGGTGGTAATCTCCACGGCTCAATGGAGGCTCAAATTTTAGAAAGCGATAAATTAAATGTTATCAAATTCTCTTTGATGTCGATTGCTAAATTTATTGAGCAAGAAAAGCCATATTTTGAATACCTTGAGGAATTTGAAAAACTTCAAAATGCTAGATTGGTGGAACCAAGCGAGTCTGAATCGACAGATTATGATTCGTCTAGACATAGTGATGTTAAGGGAGCTATGCAGTCAATTTACATTCGTAATCCTTATGGAATGAGTTTTACATATAGGGAGTAATGGAGCATTTAGCATACTTCATTATTATATCATATAGTCTCATAATATTATTAGTGTGTGGGGCTACTAGGGAGTGATGGAACTATTATACTTTATTCTTATATCTTATGGTCTCACATTAATATTGGTCTATGGGACCATCTTCAAGAAGATTAGACCAAAACATCATTTCTTTCATTGCCCAATGTGTATGGGCTTTTGGGTTGGTGTATTTTTGTTCTGCGTAAATGGATTTACAGAACTATTTACATTTGACTATAATTTTGTCAATGCCTTGCTTCTAGGATGGTTAAGTTCTGGAACAAGTTATACATTGGCAATGTTGTTTAACGATGATGGTTTGAACATTAATTTCGGAGGCTAAGATGAAACGATATATGATTCCAAGAGTTGCTAATTGTTGCAGAGGAAGCATAATCGGGCGGGTAGCGCCCGCATTTAATTAAGGATGTAAAATGAGCAAAGTTGTACTTAGAGAATATTACGAGTTATGCGAAGGGGGCGTGTGCCAAGACTTCTTAACCGAGGCTGAAAAGCGAATGGTTAATGAACACGGCGCAGTCTTTATGACTGGTATTATTCAACGTTGCGATGCGCCAAATGGTAACAATAGAGTTTATTCTAGACCGATTCTAGAAAGGGAAATGTCAACGTACCAGAAAGTGATTAAATCCAATCGTGCCCTTGGTGAACTTGATCACCCCGAAGACTCAGTTATTAATCTTCGCAATGCCTCTCACATTGTTCGAGAGACTTGGTGGGACGGTGACGCAGTAATGGGCAAGATTCAATGCTTGGACACACCGTCAGGAAATATCCTTAAATCACTAGCACAATCTGGTGTTTCTCTTGGCATTTCTTCAAGAGGGATGGGATCGGTTCACGAATCAAATGGTAGAACAATTGTTGAAGATGACTTTCAATTAATTTGTTTTGACATTGTTTCAGAGCCCTCAACTACAAATGCTTATCTAAGCTTATCTGAAAGGAAACAAAGAGAGATAAGAAATAATGTTTGGACAAAAGCAGATCGGATTAACCGTGCGCTTTATAATGTTTTAAAGTAACAAACTAGTTATTTAAAAGGAGATTGGTGATGAATTTAACTGAGGAGCAATTAAAACAAATTATTGATGAAGAGATTGCACAGGCAATTGAAGAGGGGATTCTGGATAGGATTAGAGCAAGACTATCTGGCGCTGGTCAAACTGGTGCGGGGTTAGCTCGAAGAGCCAGGGGTATGGCTCAATATGCAAGAACTGGAGAGGCTCCATCAACTGCTGGAGAAATAGGCGGTGCTTATACTGGCGGTAAGGTTGTTAAAATTTTAAATTTACATAAAGCAAAGTTTGATAAAGCAATTGGCAAAAGCCTTCCCAAGTTAGCTGCTAAACTACAGGCCACTCTGAAAGATTTTCAAAACGATGTCAAAAAGTTGGGAATCGCAGATGATCCAGGTGTCCAAGCAGCAGTTAAGGAGCTTAATGCAATTGTTAAATATATGGGAAGAAACCCTGTTGCTGCAGCAACGAGAAGGTTGGACAAGATTGGAGCAGCAGCTGCTGAACCTGAAGCAGCGGCCCCAGCCGCAGCAGCAACCCCAGCCCCTCCGCGTTCTAGAACTGCCGCAGCAAGAGCTTCAGGTAAAGCATAACTTATAAGGAAGATATGAAATCCAACGAGTTAAAAAAGGTTCTTAAGCCACTAATTAAACAATGTATCAAGGAAGTTATCTTTGAAGAGGGGGTGCTTTCTGGAATCATTAGTGAGGTTGTGAAGGGCGTGGAAACCACACCAGTCGTAAGGGAACAAAAAAAAGCAACCAAGCAAGATGATACCAAGGTAAAAAGAAAAATAAAAGAACAAAGAAAAAGAATGTTAGATATGGTTGGTAAAGATGCTTACAATGGTGTTGACATATTTAAAGGTGTTGAGCCAATTAGAGAAACAAACCAGCATTCACCTTTATCAAATATTTCGCCTGGAGATCCCGGTGTTGATATTTCGGGACTAGTTAATAGTAATTGGAGTAAATTAATTTAATGGGAATCAATATGGAAGTTATTGTCAGAAGGAATGAGAATCCTAATAGGGCAATTAAAAGATTTATTAAGAAATGTAAGAAAGAAGGATTCCTTCGTGAGGTTTTAGATAGACAATACTTTGTGAAACCTTCAAAAGTAAAAAGACTTAAGAAGATACGAAGAAAAAAAGTTTATAAACAGTTGCGCGAAGAGTGGGAAAGAAAATATAAAGATTAGGAGTTATAATAATGTCATTAGATCCGAGTTCACAATCACCAATATTTAGAGGCGCAGGCACTCAAACCTTAAGACGAGTTGGGGCCTACCAAGTTAGTGGCATTCCATTTGTCACAGGCTCAAATGGTCAAATGACCGACGAGCAGGAAGCGTGTGTAAAGTTTCCAAATGTTACAAAGTCTATAACTGTTATTAACTCCGGCTCTGCCGTAAACACTGAGTTAAGGATACATTTTGTATCCTCGTCTGCTGGAAGCGTGACATCTGCTGCTGAACACCATTATATTACTTTAGGTTCAACTGGTGATTCTGTAACTTTTAATGTTAAGTGTAAAGAAATATATATAACATCTATTGGAACTGCTGGGTTTGAGCTTTTTGCTGAACTAACTACGATCCCAACTTCCTCTATGTTTGATTTAAATGTGTCTGGCTCTGGTTTGCTTGGTCCTGGCACTGATTTTTCTGATTTCTAAAGGAGATTAATGAATGGGTTCTTTTAAGGCTAGTAGAAATAATATTCCAGGGCAACTTACAAGACTAACTCCTCGAATTGTGTTCAATTGGAACTATGCAGCGTGTCCCAATCCCGTGATGTCCGGTGATCCTGCAGATGATGGCGATACAATGGGTTGTTTGTTTAGCGGCGTAAATGGAGAGCCCTACAGCGCCGTTCTGTGTGCTGTGGGTGCTGCGGGAGATGACTTTGTGTATCCTGGTATAGCCGG